GCCTGGCATGACCAAGGAGCCTACTTTGTCGGCAAAGCCCTTAAGGCGTTTGCGTCGCAATGTCAAGCGCGTGCTGTCGGCGATGGCATCCGGGCAGAAGTCGTCGCGGGGGGACCCCCGGACTTCTTTTCCTTCTTCAGAGGAGAACTGGTGTCGGTTCTCACGGTCAAGAATCTCTGGACCTTTTCCAATCTAGGCCGCAGTATCCCCCCACCCCCCCCGTCCTACGGACGCGCAGAGGAGGATGAATACCGTGCCTGGACTAGTAGGCTGTACGACGAGGCATCTCGTACAACCGAAGTCAGAGACCTACACGAGTATGAGAGACAGACGAGTCTGCTCATATCGAATCTAAAGAAGAGAGCTGATGCGCAAGGTTATGTCGAGCTGGACTACATGTCCAACCCTAACCTCAACACATCAGCCTGCCTGGAGCGAAGTCGTGCGAAAGGTGGAGTGTATGCGTACTACAAGGATAGGGCCATGAAGGAGGAGCTTGGCCTGTTTGGCACTCCCTTCGCCGATCCCCCTCTTCGTCCTGAGATCGAAGAGGGCGGCAAAGGGAGCCTCGTAATCCCCTTCAGAAGCTTTGAATACTACCTCAACTCCCGTCTATCGGATGACGGAAGGATGAGGGTAGACAAAGCCGCCGTTCCTCCCCGAGGAACGGCCCCTGCTTGGGCACGTCAATACGCCCTCGATCGCGTTCAGAACCGGCTTGCTGAGGATGACCTCCTTGGTCTGATCCGAAGCAAGGAGACACCTCTCATGAGGCCGGTCCTTATCCGCGAGCGAGGTCAGAAACTTCGATTGGCTTCAATGTCTCCGGCGGCCCTTGTGGTCGCCGGCCAGAGAATCAATAAAGTTCTGCTCACACTATTTCGACACTCACCGGCGTTAAATTACTCTCTCCTAGGGAGCACTGGGGTTCCCAGTGTTATCAAAAGAGCACTATCAGAAGGGGCCTTACCAGGGAACGAATTCCTTAGTACTGACCTCAGTGCAGCCTCAGATTGGATCCGCCATGACCTCGCAAGGAGCGTCTGGGACGGAATCTGGGCCGTACTGAAGAATGGATTTCCTCCTCACTACTACGAAGTCGGTCTCCTCCTCCTCGGCCCGCAAAGGCTACAGGAGATGGAAACTGACTCCGAGGTACTGAAGAAGTTCATGTTGAAACCGACCACCCGCGGGATCCTCATGGGACTGCCACTCACGTGGCCAGTCCTATCCATTGTCAATCTGATAGCGTCGAAGCTTGCAATCAAAGACCTGGTCACTGTTCAAGGGTCCCTGCCTAGGGACGCCTCGAGAGTAACACAGGACTTCTATCGCTTGCTCGATAA